CATCTTTGTTGCAGCAGTAACTACAGTTGATGGCTGAGTTGTAATTACACCAAAGTCAGTGTAGTTAGGGGATATAGATGTTATTGTTGGAGTAGTAATCCCAAACAGTTTCTTCCATACAGTACCAGCAACTGCTGATTCATTGGTATACCCACTAGGTGTAGTAATAGTTACTACCGTGTCAGAGGTTCTAGCGGTTATCTGATACAGACCTTGGGGGGTCTGTAAGTATGATGCAGTTGTATTTGTAGCAGAAGCATCTATCACCGAAGTAGCAAAGGGCGTTCCTGATGATGCTGTAGCTGTGCGGCTTGATCCTGTGCCTGTAGTAGTTACAGTACCAACTACAAAAGGAGTGGCTGTATATATCTGTCTAGTAATGGTTGTAACAGAGCCGCCAGCAATGCTGTCTACACCAGCCCATATTGTGAAGTCATATACCCCGGCATCAAATAGAAGTCTATTCAGAGCAACAGTGACAAAAGCAGAGAAAAGTACAGTATTGCTAACTGCTGTTCCGGTAATGACCTGCTCTGCCGTTGTTACTGGGATGGATGCAAAGGTAAGAATGGCTACATCGTTGTTAGCTCCTGCCGCAGTTATGACTGGAGTGGCGTTATAAAATACAACCCCTGTCCCGGCTGATGCCGAGTTTGGCGGGACATTAACCCAAGCCGTGCCGTTATATCCAAGCAACTCATTAACCAGCGGAGTGCCAATTGTCACATCGGATAGATTCTCTAATGGTATTGATATAGCAGCAGAGCCATCAAAAGACACACCTGCTATGTTCCTTGCTGTGGCTAATACTGTTGCAGCTCCTGCTGTAAGACCTGCTGCAGTGCCAGTTATGTTTGTACCTACAAAAGCTACTGGAGTACCTAATGCAGTTGCATTACCTGATGCGTCCAGATTGACTGACTTCTCTGAAGGGTAGGTAACAAATACATCCTTGGTCCCAGCGGAGAATACTAGAGCTGTTGGCTCTGTTGCTGAACTGTTAGATAGAACTGTAGTACGGGCTAGTGTAGTACCGGAAGACGTATATGTTCCAAGGCCCACTTCCCACTCATTAGTACCTTGCCCTGCAATACAGTAGTAGGTGGTATTTCCATCGCCAATTACAGCAAAGGACTGAAAGCCAGCAGCAGCCCCAGCAAGTGTGAATGTGCCATTACCTGCGGTGGTGGAAGTCTCTTTTACTCTGTCAGCTAAGATGAGTGCCATATGTCCCTATTATGGTTGAGTTTTAATCACTTGCCAACCACCTGTATCTGAAGTATTTATTGTACTCCAAGTGGTAGATTCTGAGGTATTAATTACCTCCCAGAGAGGGCTTCCTGCAAGGGAATCTGAAGCCTGAGCAAGCTCATTAATTGAGGTTATAAAATTAGCAGCAGTAGACGTAGCTGAAGAAGCGCTAATCAACTCCTGTATGCTTGAATGGAACTCTGCCATGCTCTCAACAGCATCAGAAGCAGAAGCCCCTTCACTAACAAAACTATTTAGGTAGACTAACGCCCCTACAACCTCAGATGCAGTAGCAGATTCTGCAATACTTCGGGGCAAGATGAGAGCCGCGTTTACTTGGTCAGCCCCTGTAGCACTCTCTTGTACGTTGACTGCAAACGTCTCTACTGACGATACTTGGTCAGATGCTGTTACCTGCTCTATTACAGAAACTCCAAATGTGGCTTGAGTAGCTATAACATCAGAAGCAGAGACAGCCTCTATAACAGCAGAGTTCATCTCAGCTAGAGCCGCCACTACATCAGCGCCAGTTACTGACTCTAAGATAACGCTGTTTAATTCTACTGACGAGGAAACCTGATCTTCTGCGGTAGCAGACTCTTGTATGGCAGAAGCAAACGCTTGAATTGCAGACACTTGGTCAGAAGCTGTAGCAGAATCAGATAGAGCTGAGTTGAAAGTAGCCCCTGCTGCTATCGTATCCGCTGCAAAAGCAAGCTCAATTAACGCCGCATCAACTGGACGAAATCCGTTAACAGAGTCTAACGCAGAGGCTGACTCACTAACTTCAGAGTTTAGAAAAGCTCCTGCTAGTGACGCAAATGGTGCAGCCGCAAATGATGAGATTCCAAACACATTACGCTTCGGTCAAAGCAGCTTCTGGGAACCAGCGGTTTTGCTTAGCGCCATCAGCATCAGTCCACTCTACGTTGTAGAAGAAATCCCCATCTTCAGTCATACGCAGTGCTTGTACTGGACCTTGAGGGACGGTTGTTTGAACTTTTACGTTCTGACCTTTAGTAAATTTGGTTGCCATTTTTACATCTCCTTATGCAGCATCAAGGCTGAATGTGTAGGTAACACTCAAAGTATCGCCAGCAACTACAGCGCGATCACCGGGGGACTGGAAGTCAGAAGCTGAGAACAAAATACCTGATGTACCTGTAGCTACTGAAGCCAAGAAAGCGCCAGCAACAGTGCCGCCGGGAGCTGTAATAGCAAATGCATTAGGTGCGCCTGCGTTATCAATAACTGAAGGGTCAGCAAGAGTTGCAGAACCAAAAGTCACAGCTTTACGGTTACCTGTGTAGTCTGTGTATTCAGTCCAACCTGTATGCGAAGCTAAGGTATCTGCTGCGGCAATGGTTGTGCCTGAACCGGGACCAGTAATCAGACCTAGATACCAAGCTGCGGTATAGGAAGACCCAGCAAAGTATTTGGAGTTCATGTCTTGAAGTCCTACGTTAACAACCAAATTTGGGTTCTTTTCTTCCCACTTCAGGTTGCCATCTTGACCAAAACATTGGATTGTGAATACACCAGCTCCACCAGCAGCAGAAACTGTTGCTCCACCTAGCAGAACGCTTGCGCCTATCTTATCTACAGATTTAGCTTTGTTTGAAATCATTTGAAACTCCTTTAGGAAAGCCTAATAATTGCTGAAGTATTGGAGGCGGCTGGAAACTCTACTTGAAATACTGTAGTCGAGATCTTGTCCGAACCAAAGTCTAAAACACAAACCGATGCACCACCAACCTTATAAATAAGCGCTCCACGAGCGGTCAATGCACTTGTCCACGAGGTATTAGTGAAAGTAATAAATGCGGTCCCGTCCAATATGCTCAAGGTTGGAGACAGAACATTACCACCGGCAGTATACCCAGTCGCCACAACCTCGCCAACGGTTGTATAGGCAGCGGTATCCTGATCAAGAGTTGCCGCGTTGGTATACAGCGCTATCTTAAATACGTTTGTTGTGCCAACGCCAAAATCAAAGTTCCCGTCAAGAACTCCTGATTTAAATACGTCACAGGTAAAGTTTCCGGTAAATGGCATTATTTAACCGGTATCCGTACTTGCCCAGACCTGTAAGCATCCTGTCTTTCCATTCCATCACCCAGACGTTTAGCTAGTGCCAATGCTTCATTATATCGAGAAACGTAATTTTCCATAACGTCTTTGTCTGACTTCATGAACGCTGCTGCTTCTAGCATCGCGCCATAAAGCAAGACACTGTAAAAGTTATCCCCAAGCCATGTTGTACCTGCTGTAACGATTGACTCAGGGTAGTAATAGTAATGAAGCTCTACGTCATATGCCAAATCAGGGGTTGGTCCAAGAATGAATGACAGTTCATTCGTTATGATAGGCGATGCATCGTTAGTGGTTGTTGGTCCAAACAGGGCATAGTATTGCGGCTTTCCCGTATCTGTCTTGATAGGGTAAGCAGCCCGTATGAAGTTAACATCCTTGTTAAGCAAGAAATCATACGCTTCAGTTATTGTGTCTATAACAGCCAACGAGTAAACCGCCAGAAAATCTCCGGGAGCTGACAGATATTGATTATTAGCGGTTAACGTCCCAGTGACATTCTTCCGTATTGAAGGAAACTGAACGCTGTTATATATCCGCTGCTCTGCTTGATCAATAAATGTATTGATCTGTTGGGCAGACGTAAAGCTACTGACTGTTTGTGGGAACTCATTCTCACAATATGCCTTAATCGTCTGCGATAGTTCCGTGTAATTCATTAGCCCATCTTCTTCGAGTGACCAGTGCCTTTGGTGGCGGCTCCAGTACCACGGGTCTTCTGGGTCTGTGTGTTAGGGATATTGTTTGGATATCCGTTATCCTTCTGCACAGGAACTGACTTAGGGTCTCTATATATGCTCATATTCCTTCCTTTTTTACAGGACGAACCGGCTTCTTCTGGTTAGCTACTTTAGCCAGACCGCGACCCAGCTTCTTCATTTGTTCGTTAGTCTTTCCGCCTTTTGCCATTTTAAGCTCCTAAGTTGTAACTACTGTTACTGTTCCTAGCTGGAATGATAAAGCTAGATAGTTCGGTGTTAGCCCTACATCGTTTGCTCTAGAACCTCCAACAGGAGCATAGCCCCACTGGATAATTCTACTTCCGCCTTCAGGATAGCCGTTTTCATCAACAGACGTTCCTGACCCATTAACCAATTGTAACCCGCTATTACCAGACTGCAAATAGCTTAAATCCTTTCTAGGATTCCTTACAGCCTGCGGATCGTCAATTGGATACATCCCAAGCTGTAACTGAGGCTGATCCGGTTCCCAGCATTCAGGACAAACAATTATATTAACTTGCTTTGTCTTGATGATCAAAGCCTTTAGCTGTGTTAGCTTGAACCTAAATCCGCATCGATCACACTCTGCAATCGAGTTCTTGGCGGACGCAAACCTATTACCCACAAATATAAGCCCTGCGAGGGACAAATCTCACTGGAGACTTGTCTCTGTCTTCTTCAGCAGCAAACTTCCACTGTTCCTCATACTGGTCCTTTAGGGACTGTATGCGGTCTGGAGCTATCTTGACGGCGAGGTAGTATGCCAAGCCAGCAATCAGGCAGGTAAGGAACCTGAAAGGTATGTCTTGGGTGTTAATACCATTACCTGCGTCTTGTATCCTGCGTAAGCGCCAGTAGACAAACGTGTAGTAATCGCTCTGATCTGGGGCTGGATATACATAGATCTGCGGATGGTCTACCCCGGTAGTGGGGTCTGTGCCTTCTGGTCTGCCACCTATTGGGTAGGTGGCTCCTGACTGACGATTAACCCACAATTGAATAGGGCGACCAGTTGAGTTCTTGTTAGGGATGGTTGCGTATGTAGATACGCTAATACGAGTTATAGACAAGTCCTGCTGACTTGAACCCGTTCCTACCCTTGTTACATGTTCTAGAAGATCTATCGTATCAACAGGCAGATTGTATGAGACCTGATTAAGAACTAACGGTATCTCACCCTCTTCAATTGTCCACAGGTTTATCCCCCGGTTAGCCCATTCGACCGTCAGGAGGTTTAAACTGCGTCTTGCTGTACGGATATCATAACCAGTGCGTAGCTCTGCCCCGCAGCGCTCAAACGCTTCCTCAATGATGTTAGTGAGGTCTAGGTTAGATGATGCTGTGCCTGATGTGGTCATTTAGCATTTCCATGCCCGAAGGCTTTTGTTTATGCGGCTATTGGGATCATTTGCCGTCTTAGCGGATGTCAGCTTCTTTTTCATTCCTGACATTCTGGCACAGAATGACTTCTTGCGGCTTCCACCTTCTGGCTGCGGAGCCTTCAATCCGGGCTTGTCTGGATTGGCTGCGTTATATGAGGCTCGTCCTTTGGCGTTTAAACCGCCTTTCTCAGACTTACCTTCCTTTCTTTGCCATGCAGGTGTCTTAGCCATTATCTATACCCCGCTGTTTTCTTTGCAATAGCCTTGGGCTGTGCCACAAACTGCTTA